TCATTAACACCAATCGTTACTGGTATACTGAATACGCTCATTTTCAATTTCCCTCCCCTATAGCTATCACATCACATCCAATAAATACCAATTCCTCATGTTCACTCATTCCATAGCCGACAGATTTTCTTCCTACTTTAAAAAATATATTATTTGTATTAACCGTAACTCCTTCAGCTTTTTCCATATAATCAGAAACAATAGCTTTCAAAATATCTTCATTTAAGAAAGTTTTTATTTCGACTATCGGATGTTCTTTTGGCATATATTCAAGCCATGTCTCTACACCTTTGTATTCTTTTCCTTCTGTGTCAGTCCATTCGCCATTTCCAGCATATGCAAGCATGATGATTTTTTCGGAGTTTTCCAACTTTACATAATACAAACATGCGGTATCATCAACTGGGGTTTCTGGAAGCGTATCTTTTACTGAACGCCATACACTAGGTGAAGGAATTGTTTTTCCTGTTTTACGGTCTACATGCTCCTGTCCTTTAATTACATAGTTTTTGAATTTTCTTTGCATTAATTTTCTCCTTTCAAAACGGACATAAGTCCAAGTTAATTTCCAGTCCAGGTCTTGCAATCTGAACCAGCGCATCATCCCAAACCACCGCTTCTTTAATCTCTTTCAAAATCTGTTCCGGGTCAGCTGCTTCATTACTCAAATGCACCAATGTTACCGTCCGTAATGCCGCCGTATGGTTTGTATTTACTAGGCTTTTGCAAGTATCTAAGGAACAATGCCCTTTAAGCCTGTGCGTGTAATTTTCGGCTGTTTTGTCAACCAATTCTCCACAATAGTTGCACTCAATAACCAAGTGATTCAATCGCATTGCCTTGAAGTTGTACTTGCAGTATTCAAAGTCAGTCATGTACAACAACTTTCCCATTTCTTCATGTTCCACGATATACCCATAATTGAAACATGGAATAAGTTGCCCTGTGTCCTTATCCCTTGTAGTATGCGGCAAATAGAACGGTATTACAGTGAACGTGCCAACCCGGAACGGTCTTTTCTCTGGAACTCCTTTCATCAATTCGCCAGTGATGATTTGCAGATGTTCCACGGTTTCATCATTGGTGTAAATCTGAATGCCTAAATTCATCAGATTTTTAAATGATTCACGGTGATCACCGTGTTCATGCGTTAGAAGCACGCCAGAAACATCACTTGTTCTGTAATCAATAGCTTTCAGAATGTCTTTGTATCTGCATCCGCAGTCCAGAAGAAGCATTTCTCCGCTGTTCGATTTCAGAACATAGCAGTTTCCGTGGGTGCTTCCTGTGTTTACTACTCGCATGAACATTTATTATCACCTCTATTTCTAAATATTCCTTTAAATCAGTTTTCTTCATTCACAACAATACCGCCGTGGATAATAACTCGCTTTCCGTCCGAATCGTCAAAATAAACTTCATTTTCAGATTCGGAAACATCGAACTTCCCAGACCAGGACTTGATTTTACCGCCATTGTAATCGTAAACAGTTACGGTACGGTTCAGACCACCGTCAATATCACTAGACAGTGATTTTAATGATCTGCTACAGGAAGAACAACCGCTAAACATTGTGATTGCTGTAATCCCTGTGATTAATACTGCTGTCTTAATACATTTATGCTTCATTTTGGCTCTCCTTTTACATTGTAAGTCGGATTATAATGAGTACCACATATGTAATAACATTTAAAAGAATAATTAAATTGGTTCGATTGTATTCATTTTTTCGAATAAAAGTTACTATCCATCCCAAAAGTGCTACTAAAAGCAAAACAATAAGCACAATTGTGGAAGTTTCCATCCTACATTTCCTCCTGGCTCATAAATGACGGAATCTCTGTTTCCACTGGCTCTGCTGCCGAGACTGGCTCTTTCTCTGCTGTTTTTACAACTTCTGCGACTGTTGGCTGTTTAGGCTGTTCTTCGATTGCCGCTGGTTGTGGAATGAATTCTTCTGCATTGGCATTCTGTTCGATTTCTTCCTGCACTTCCCTGTACGTAGCATCCATCATGTTATATTCATAAGCCTGCACTGGATTATCCCATTTCTTAGGAATTGACTTCATAATATTATTTCGCATTTTACGAATAAGCATAGATTCTTTGGATTGCGTTTCGTAATAAGAGGGTGAGATATATGGTCTTAATTCCTCGCAATCAATAATTGCTTCTAATTCTCCAATCTCGGAAACTTTTTTCATAACCTCTTTTTTCTTTGCTTCAATCTGAGTTTTCTGTGCATCTGTAGCTTTATATCTGTCAGCACAAATTCCAAAAGTTTCATTCTGGAGGTTATTTTTGATATGTGCCGCAAGATTCTTTAAAACATCTGCTCTCTCACAGGAATGATACTCAATGTGTCCATCTTTATATTGAATTGGATATACTACACGAACAACTTTTCCAATTCCAGATTCTTCCCATTCTGGCGGTGTGATTTCTACACCTTTATGTCTTGGTGGAATATACTTATCACCTTCTCTGACTTTCCAGTATGGGAATACTTTTTCTACATTTACACCATATCTGCTAACAAGGCTGTCATTTCCATCACCCTCAATAGCAAATTCAATCTTCTTCTCCCATTGAGCTGGTTTCCCTTTTCCTGCTACGTTTACGTTTCTGATCTGGAAATAACACTCTCTCGGCTGTGCATTTGCATTCAGTTTCAATGCTGCTACTTTGCTCAGAATGAATTTAAGGTTGGAGCCATTTATTGCCTCAAAACTTACTCCGCTCTCATGCACCATCTGGAAAATAGATCCCATTGCCGCTACTACGCAATCTTTTGAGTAGGAATCAAATTCCATTCCTCTTGAAGTCAAATCTCTTTCCATTAAATCAACATACCGATTTGTATAGTAGGAAAGCTGTGTGTTAAATGTTGCTACTTGTGTGTTTTCTGCCATTTTAATTCTCCTTTTCTTTATTTATATGCTCAGTGGCATATGAAACAGGATGAAATAATTTGTCCTATGTTGAATTGTAATTTCCTGTTCTTTCATTAACTGTTTTATTTTTCCCTGTTGTGCTTTCCGGGCATTCACCCGGATTCATATGCCACCGATTTTTTATTTACTCTACGTGGAATCTTCCATAACCGCTTGTTCTGCCAGACCCGATGCCACATCCAAATCCTGCAAGCTGAATAATATTAACGATCTGCTCAATGGAATAAATATTATCTACATATGCAAGTTCGATTTCTGCTGACCATCCGGTAAATCTGTTTAAATGTACAAGAACAGGTTTTCCTTTCTTTGGTGACATTAGTTTTTCGTCAATGTAATGCTCAGCAAACTTAATCGGTATTAAACCTCCTTTGGCGATAATATTTACTCCAGCTTTGAACTTTGTACTATATGTATCAACCCCATTTCTTACAACAGCATCGCAAAAACATTTCAATAACCCGAATGCTGTAATGCAAGGTGCATTGTTGGTGAGTGCATCAATAAGGCCTTTTTCTGAGAAATCTGTAGGTTTTCCATTGTACCAGTGAATTGATGTAATGATTTCTTCCCATACATTTGCTTTTTCAAGGTTCTTTGCCTTGTCTTTTCTCTGATCAATCAGTTCTCTTGCGGTCACGTCATTCATCTTATTGAGAACTAAGTCTCCGTCTCCGATGATTGTGACTGTTGCGTGCTTAACGTTGATTGCCTGTAACTGAATTCTTTCTTCTTTTTTAGTTTCCATAATTCTTTTCCTCCGATTTTTTAATAGTTTTTATAGTTTCTGTTTGCGCAAACATTCAAGCAGATTAATCCACAATAGTTTAATATAAATATAATGTTGTGTTATGTATTTTCGTATGCCGTATTGTACTGTGCTATCCTGTAATGTATTGCGAAAGTAATCCGCTTAAATCTTTGCGTAAATTTCAGATATGCTTAACTGACAATAGAAAATGTCTTATAGTGTCCTGTATTTTTCTGTAATATGCTATCCTATATTTTGCTTGCACTGTAGTTAGCTTTCCTATTCTTGGCAGATTCTACTGCCAGTTAAATACATCTGGTTGAGTTGAATGCTCAGTATGTAACATGAATGTGCTGTACTTTAATTTTCTATCTTGCTGTGTTCTTTGTTTTTATTTGGCATAGCATCTTCATGCTACATACTCAAAATTCAATTTGTTTGGATGAGCCGCTTTATAAGCGATATAAAAGTCATGATAAATTGTAATATCTTATAATGTGCTATCATGTGGTGTTTTTTAATATTCTATCTTATGATGACGGTTATACCGCCTGTAAAACAGCCCATCCGTTAAGTACTGTGTTGTATTATTCTGTGCTATTATTTCCTGTTGTAAGAATTTTTGCCCTATAGTAAGTGTTCACAACACTTATTACTCTGCACAAGGGAAAGAGGTACTGTACTATACTGAATTGTTTTATTTTGTTGTGTTGTGAGTTATCCTGTCTTTCTGCTTATGCAGACTGATAAATGCTGTGGTTTCCTACGCTCATAAACCTGTAAAAGTACGCTTTTGTGTGATTTGCTATGTTATAATGTTCTATAATTTTTTGTTCTATTCTACCTTTACAGGCATATCAACGTAGGAATTTCGCCGCTACTGCACTCATAAACCTACAAGAATGAGGTGTAATATGTATTTTGCTGTTTTGTTTTGTGATGCTCTGTTCTGTCGTTTAATTTATTATCGTCCTACTCTCGCAGGCATATCAGCACAGTAGCGGCATTTATGTTTAACTAATCAGTTCCCAAACTTCTTCGTATTCGGAAATATTCTGGTATTTCTGCTTCACTGACAGAAGTTCGTTTCGGCAACGCTCTAAAAGTGCTTCGTATTCATCTGGCTGTTTCAAAATAAGCTGTGTTGGCTTGTATCCGCTTTTACCATCTGTCTTGTAAAACACTCGAATTGCTGTCGGCTTTGGCTTGTTATCAATATCCTGTTCCACGATTTTTAATTGACAAACAATCTGTCTGGCTTCGTGGATTCTGTATTTTTCAGCTGCTATGGAATCATCCCATGTGAAGCACTTATGTAATTCTGTGCTTTCATCCCTTGCTTTCTCAAGAATCTGCTGTGGTGTAGCAGATTCCATCTGATCGCAAATTTCCATGATTTCAGACACACATTTTGTGGCATCTGCCTTGAAAAAATGTTTTCCCCATGTTGCTGTTAGCATTTTTCCCTCCTGTTTATCAGATTACTTTCAAATCCCCATCCGTCACTCTAAGCACAATCATTTGCCTGTCTAACATAGGAATTCTATCAATATTCACGGATTCGCTATCATCAATCCAAATCGGCATATTCAGCCCATTCATTTCCTGTAATCCATTCAGCAAATCGACCTCACACAGAATCTTATCTGAATGATTCAATCCGCTGTTGTAGTCGATTCCATTACAGATCATCTTGCAAGTCTCCACTGGATTTCCCTCAATCGTGTAATCAAGGAAACTGAACTGGAAATGCTTAAAGTATGGATTGATTTTCTCTGCCAGTGCCTTATTTTTCTGAATTGAGAAGTTAAGAACGGTGTCAATGTTCTTTTCAATATCAGCTTGAACCTGTCCAAGGCTTTTCAGTTCCTCATTCAGTTCGGCTACTCGTTTCTTTTTCTCTACAACTGCTGCCTGTGCAATCTTAATGTCTGCATCCACATTGGAAATCTGTTTCATAACATTGCTGATCTGTATTCTCAATTCCTGTTTCTTTCCAGGAACATCTTCAAATGATTTCAGTTTCTCTTCAAGTTCTGCAATTCTCGCTGTAACTGCAAGATATTCTTCATCATTTGACATATCTACAGATTCTGGAAGCTCCGTAAATTTGGACTGTTCTTCCTCAATCTTCTTAGTAAGTTCAGCAACTTCATCCTGTGCTACGCCGATTTCTGACTGTAATTTGTTGATTTCCTCGTTAGTTTTCTTTAATTTTGCAGCGGAAGCATTTCCAAGGTCGCAGACATATTTA